AAACTGTAGCTTACTTTCATTGTAGGTTGTTTCTGTGGTGTTGACCTGGAGAGTAAACTGATCAGTGATATCGGTTCCCGGATCATTGATATTCGTCATATCAAATGCAATCACATAATCAATCGAGAATGCATCGCAAATCCCTAATGGGATCAAATTGTTGACCATCATAATAGGTTGATACATATCATTCTGAACGAACTGATATGTCTTGAAGTTCTCTTGTGCATTGACACGCATCACATTGTGGATGATACAAATAGTACATCCTGGAGTGTTGAGATTGGTGCCAGTTCCGATATCAAGAGTGGTGCCGAGATTCAATGTGAAAGTAGTCGTTGTGATTGAGGTCTTTCCGGCGATGTTAACCGCACGAGAGATTCCAGCGCCTTGGTCTGTATCAATGATCACTGCTACGGTTCTAACCGGATCATACTCTTCAAAGAACTCATTGGTTGCGCTATTGAATGTGACAGAGCCACTTGAATTCAAGATACCAATCAGTTTCTTGCGAAGGAATATCTGAATACTTCCAGGAGGATTAGGATCTCCTGAATCAGCAATGCTACGCAGTGTCTTGATGTTGTCCTTTTGCAGTCTCCAAATCAGCTCAGTCTTGCCCGGATTGTACAATGTTACATTGGCATTCTCTGGGAGTGCTTTGAATCCACGTGTTCCAGTTGAGTCAGCAAAGCACTTCGCATCTGTCAGTTTCTTTCCTGAAACCATGACAAGATCAAAGATGAAGTACTTGAATACAGCGGGAGTAACCGTGCTATTGACGATTCCGCTCACATAGTTGACATCATAGACCTTGAATGTTCCAATGATGTTTCCTGTTGGATTGTTTCCGCCATCAAATGGTCCATCATAGATATTGATAACGGTGTCATCCATCACTGGACTGTCATCCGCTTTGTTAGGATAGCTACTGTAAGACTTTAGTGGGATGAGATTGATTGAGGTTCTTTCTTCAAAGCGTTTGATGAATGACGCTGTTTTTCGAGTATCACGAGCCTTCTTGGTTTTGATGAATAGCTCACCTGTGTTCTCAAAGCGATATCCGAGAACATAAGAGATACCACCCATCACGACTGTTCTAACGTAATCAGGATCCCCATCAACAGAGTATCCGGTGTCATCTAGGACATCGTTTGCAAGGTCTTCCATAAAGCGAACCTTGAAAGGCACTACTGTGAAGTTGCCGTTCGTCTCAAAGGTTCTCTTTGCAATCATATCCATGATATCAGCATATTCACTATCAGCTTTGAGATAGCGATACTTGCCTTTCTCAACGAGAGCAAGAAGGATGAAGTTGTCTCCATCTGCTGTTGACAGCGAGCGCTTGGTAAGCACTAAACTAGTTTTGTATCTATCAGCTCCCGGCGCACTCGCATTAGGATAACCTAGAGCATTGTCGAGCAGTGAAGAATCGTCGTCAGATGTGATAATTTCTTGTATGAAATCAAACCCGATCTTGAGATTTTGTGGCTCACCGTACTTAGAAACGATGATGTCTTGTCGGCTGGATTCGATAAACATCCCTTCAAAGTAGAACACACCTTCGTCAATGTTGAAGATGGTGCCCTTTCCGAGGACGGCGATTGTATCTTCAAGAGTGCTGCCTGCGCATCCTGGGCATCTAACCTTGACAGAGTAGTATGGAATGCCATTGACGTCATAGACACTGACAACTTCTCCTGGAATGAATCGAGCTGTCTCTCCATCGATACCCATCCCTGTATACATCACATAGATGGTCGGAGGATCGTCGCCCTCTTTGGCTACTGATTTGATCAATGTTCCAGTTACATTTGATGTCTGACCAGTGAGAATCGTTCCTGATGGCAAGTAGACCACATCAACTGCCGATGATGTCCAAGGACTGATATCTTCAAGGCGAACGTACTCTCTTGCATTGTAACTTGCTCTTGCGTTGCTAATGCGAGATCCATTCTTGAAGATGTGATTGGCGAACTTCTCTACCTGATTTTGAAAGATACTTTGAATCTGATTCAATTCTCTTGTTTGAACAGGACGACCAGGGCGAAACAACACTTTCATGTAGTTTTTGGTTGACTGGTAATCATCGTAGTATGGTGATCTGTTGAATGATAGTCTGCTCACTGTTTTGGATTCCTATGGGTGTTAACCAAATAACGGGTGTCTTGATTGAGATTAGAAAGTTACACAGATTTTGATGTCTTCTTCTTGTCCATTATCACGAATAACTTTCTTCAGATTGTTTGTATACAAGACGTAACCTCTGTTGGCATCAATGTTATTGAGGGTTAGCGATCCGTAACTTTCATGGCTGGGACCGAGATACATCGGACTGTAAGCTGGAATGAATGTGTCTTTCTCAACAACATCAGTGATCAATGATACCTGTCTGAAAGCATTGTCTTCTCCGATGGCTAAGTACCCTGTTTCTTCTGATAGACGGACATTGATGATTGCGGTATTAGCACACAGCTCAGTGACGATGTTGTATCCATGACCTTCTTTAGGTGCAAACACAGCCTTTCCAACTCCTCCTGCTGGCCCTGCAATCACATAGCCGCGAACACTCGTTGAGTATCCAGCCCCACCGTCATTGATAGTGAACTCTTGAATAGTGTTACTACCCGTTATGACGACGTCGATGTCTGCTTCTTCAGTTACACCTCCGACTGGGTCATATAGAACTAGTACGGCGCCACCAGTGTATCCTGTTCCTGCATTGCCTACGGTGATGTTAGTGATCTCGCCGTTTAAGACAGTTATCGCCCCTACAGTTCCACCAGATCCAACAGCACTAGATCTCTTGACGATAGCAATGACTTCTTGAGTCAAATCATACCCTTCTCCGATTGCAGACGGATTGACAAGGATCTGCTTGAGAGTGTTGTCTCCACTGTTCTTTGTGGCAAACGCCTGTGCAGGAGTTAGTGGAGATCCCCCAGAAACTGTCACTGTCATAGTGCTTGGGAAGTTGCCTGTCTTGTTAAGGATCTTGAATGTGCTCAAACTCTGCTTCTTAGCAGCTTGCTGCACGTCCCATTGATTACTGCCATCATCTGTTACTTTGAACTTGACTGGGATGAAGTCCTTAGTCAAGAAGTACACTGAATCCGCATCAAGTGACCCCATGTATTTCCAAACATAGCCATCTGCAAGAGCTGTGATGCTCGTTCCGATGTCAGTGGGTTTAGAAGTACTCAATGCGCCGTTGTTATTGTCAATGCACTTGTAGATGTTGTTGTCATCTGTGAAGACATAGAACGGTGAGTCGTATGAGTCTGGCCCATCGATAGCAAGTGGATCTTTACTGTCATCGTACTGGCTGTATATGACGCCAGAAGTCCAGTTGTATCTCTTGACTGCAATGCGGAAGTCTCCACTCGACACTCTCTTGAGCGTCATTGCATTCTGAATTACAGCAAAATCATTGAGATCATGGACTTCAGCATCATCAGGAATCAGCTCATTAGCCCACTCGGTTTTCTTTCCGATAGCTACGAACAGGTTGCGTTTGAACATCTGAGTGGTGCTGATAGCTTCAACCCAGATCCAGTCAATACCGCCGTCTGAAGCTGATCCATTGACGTGTGTTGGAGGAATGCTCCCACTGGTTCCGCTATCCTTACAGATGTAGACATTATCTCCATAGAATGCTTGATTGCCTTCGATATACGGAGTCAACTCAGTCCATTCCGGAAGCTGTTGGAGTGTGATGTTGTCGATTAAACTGCTTGCGACAAAGTTACGAATCTTTGGAGTGAAACGGGCTGCCATATTTAATCCTCGTTTAATTTGTTTTTGTTTCTTCGAAAATGACCTAATCGAATCTTTTCTTTAGTCTCTTCAGATCTTGGTCTCCCTTTCAAAGAATCTGAAATTTTTTTTCTTTGTTCTTCAGAAATGGTCTTACCTTTTTGAGATTCTGAATTTTTCCTTTTATGTTCTTCAGATTTTGGTTTACCTTTCAACGCTACCGACATTTTTCTTTTTGTTTCATCTGAATGAGTTTTTCCGAATCGGACGTTCTTTTCACCTTTATGAGCATCCGAGTTCTTCTTTTTTATTTCATCATTTTGAACGATAGCAGACCCAGCATTCCCGTTTAGTCCTTTCGGAAACAGCGAAGTCATGGCCAAATCTTTCTCTCTTTCGAGGCATTCTTCAAGAGGATACGTTCCAAGTAGTTCTATCTGAAAATCTTCTTTCAATGCACCATCTTCAATCAACTTCTTGATGTAAACCCCACCGTTTCCGATCTAGATGTTCCTGAAAACGATCAAGATATGACTTACCCTCTTTCCAACACGATCCGGTAATAGATAAGCCCGAGTTGGATTGTGGGTTATTCTATAGAGTTGTGATCTCACATAAATATCTATAGTCATTTCGACCTCCGTGAAAGGTTGCTTTGATCAGAAGCCTGTTTCTTGTTACCAGCAAGGACAGGCTTTGTTATTTTAGGTTATTTATAGATGTGTGTGGTATCACAATTGAGTGACCTCAATCTCGGCGTCTAATGCTCGTGCCATAATCAAAGTATCATCATTCACCTTCTTTCTTGAAAGATACTCTGGATTAGTCGTAACTTCTGATGGTGATTTTGGTGGATCTCCAACAGTCATATCACTCCAATCGCTAGGTCTATAACTGTAGTTGTCTTGAGCTTCTTTGAACCAGTCAAGACGCGATTGCGGATTCAAGAGTAAGCGCGGATCACGGATAGTGTAGTACTTGATGATCGGATAGATATCTAGGCCTTGACTCATGTAGTAAGTCGCATCGTTAGTCCACTCCTCTTTCATCCAATCAAATCCGCCAACCCAATTCGTGTAATTTTTATCACTGATCTCTTTGAACCAGTGTAAGTTGTAGATAGGATTGACCATGAACACCGGGTCAGGACCACGAATGAGGTTGATGATCATTAAGATGAAGGTATCAATGAACCCTCCATGTGGTGGATTGATCATATCAGAGTACTCGATAGAGAGTACTGAGAATCGAACAAACCCTGATGGATGGAGCCATTCATCAACTACACTATCGTAGTCTTTCCTCGAGACAGACGAGTACACTTCATACGAGAATTGTTGGAAGTAGTAGCTATCTAATAGGGTTGAGTTACTGCCTAAGAAGCCTTCAAAGCTCTTCCAGTTGGGTCTCTCAATAAACACCGTCTTTGAGATCGTATTTAAGACCGCTCCAGTTCCGGTTGTTGAGATGACTTGAGCTGTCGGCGCGGACGAATCAATGAAAGGGTCAATGAACTCAATCGATTCAATCTGTCCGATGCCGTCACCAGTAGGGGTGAGTACTGCATCTTCTCCATACTTTGATTGAATCTCAACGAGAGGTAAACTGTCGTAGTTGTATCCGTGATTGTAGATAGAAGTGCGCGTTATACTTCCACGACCACTGAAGTATCCACTCCTATCGCCGATGAAGATCTTTTCATTTGAAACGAAGATAGCTCCTGAGGTTGTAACTGTCTTAGCTGAAGGAGAGCTGTCAGTGAATACTTGAGAGCTAAGTGCTCCAGTAAAATGGATCAATAATGCTACATTAGCGAAAAGGGGATCCGTGTTCTCAAATCTCACTGTTGGTGCTGAGAAGTTTGCAGTGTAGCGAGGAACTCCCTTAGTGATGCGGAACTCGCACATGTAGCCGATGAAAGTCTCTTTCCCGTTGTAATTGGTGCCAAGTTTCATTACAGCTGATGATAGATCACCGTTACCTACGGTGTTCTCAGCAACCTTGAACCCATTCATAAACAATCGCAAAGTGTTTCCTGACCTCGTTGCAGCAACATGGATCCAGGTGTTGTTAGGGACTTTGAGAGTTGATGTAACGGTGTAGTTTATGGCTCCTCTTATCTCAAAGACGAGCTTCTGGCCACTGATCTTAAACGCCCATCCTTGATTGAGAGTTGCGTGACGATTGGTCGCAATAACAACATCAGTGACAGAATTCGGTTTGTTGATCCAACACTCAATTGCAAACTCACCTGTTTCAAGTTGAATTGAAGAATCACTTGGGACAGATAGGTAGTTGTTTGAGTTGTCTACCTCACTGACGATAGCTGAGAATGAGTGCCCTTTCACTCTCTTGTTAGTAAGAATCTGGTCTCCGACTTCATAACCGAACCCACCATCAGTGATAATCAAGCTATCAATCGATCCCTCTTTGAGAGTCTTGACGCGAGCTTCTCCAACAACACTCGTGTTTAAGATAGAGATCTTATCGCCTATCTTGTAGTTCTTTCCAGGATTGACAAGTTCAATGTCGACGGAATCAATGATGTTTTCAACGATCTTCACCCCACTGCTCATTGAACTGATTTCAAGCCCCTCTCCTATATGGAACTCTTTGTAGGGCGAGTCAATCTGTATCTTTAAGTAGACCTCATTCTTGCTGTAGATTTGAGTGATGTCCTCAACGCTGCACTCTGTCTTACTTGAGATTCCGAACACTTTAACATCGTAGTCTCTAGCAGTCTCAAGAATTTGCGAAAACTCAGCAGT